CAAATTTGTTCTAATGCCGTTGGTTTATTAGAGGCAATCTTGCCATCAATTTCAATATTTTCGTTTAATGCTTCTTTAGATGTACGTTTTTTTCTTGGCATAATATTATTTATTTAATTTATTATAATAAGAATAAACCACAATTTCAATTTTATATTTAATATATAAAAAAGAAAAAGCCCTGATTTCTCAGGGCTTAATCTTTGATTATTTTTTAATTTTGATTAGACAATCAAGCCAACTACTGCGCGGCTATCGAGACATACGCGACCTTCGCGTAGTTTCATGTACCAGCCCATTTTGTTTGCGCGAGCTTGGAATTGATCATCGACCAATGTTTGAACTTGTCCACCATTGTCATCATATGTTTCAACAGGGCGTAGGAAAGCTCCACGAGCCATATCAAAACCAACAAGAAGTTCATCTGTTGAATTTGTGAAGGCCAATGCTCCTGTTCCATCTGCTTTTGTGAATGTTTTTGCTCCAGCGAAGTAGTCAAAAAGTTCATTGTAACGCTTGCTTTCGCCAAGTTCTAGCAATTCGTGGATTGTTACTCCGAAGATTTCGGATGTTCCAGCGCTGCGATAGATTTGGCTGCGAACTTCGTCAGGAAGAGCAACGTTTCCAGCGCTTGTTCCAGCGCCACTGCGGGTATTAACTGGATTGTAAGCGAAAGAACGAATTTGTCCTTTGATTTCTGGGCTTACATAAATATCTGTAAGTCCAGCAGCCGAAGCTGTTGAGGTTCCGCCTAGGTAGTCGCTGTTGAAGCGGCTTACTAGTGTCCATAGCGAGCTAAGATCGTCAGGGATGAATGATCCGGCTGTTGCTGAACGGAAAACATGATTTTTTCCATTTGAGCTTGCATCGGCAAGAACTTTCATGATAACAGCCCATGCATTGCGCTCTTGTTTTACTAAGAGTTGGTTAGCTGCGAATTCGATGTAGCGAGCTACAACGTTTAGGCGTGCTCTGCGAGCATAACGCTTATCGAAGCTGATTGCGCTGTCGAGGTCATATGTGCGAAGTTTGATTTCGCTTGCTCCAGCAACTTCATTTGTTGGGAGACCGCCACCGACTGTTTGTGACCAGATGGAGATATCTCCGTATCCTTGTCCAAAGAGAGTGTCGATTGGGAACGAAGGAGAATCATCTTCATTGTATGCTTCATCACGATAGATTTGAGCAGCTGATCCAGCATGCATCAAAACTTCTTGAACAACTGGGCTTAAGAAAGCTGCAAATGCCTCTTGAGCTTCAGCGGCTTCGACTTTATTGTTAGAAGCCATGGCCTTGATTAGGGCTACTTGCTCTGGTGTATTTTTGAATTCGATTTTCATATTTTTAATTTTTTATATTCTCCTTGATTAATTAGTTAAGATTGAATTCTAAAGGAGCATATCCTTCGTCATTTTTAGGACCTAGGAAACGCCCGATTGCTTTTGCGTCTGTTGCGGCTACAACTTTGAGTGAGCCATCACCAGCGTCTGCGATTGCTGCACCAGAACCAAATGCTGGTGTTCCAACAATTCCATTGTAAAGAACAAAGCCTTTTGTTGCAACTGGAGCGGCTTGTCCGCTTACTGTTACATCCATTTCGGCTGCTTTACGTGGATCGTAAATTAGTGGGTAGCCATTTTCGTCAACTGTGCGGACATCTTTAAGAAGCATTCCGAGAACGCTTGCTTTTGCTGCACCAGATGGGGCTGCTTCTACGAGCCAAGGAACATTGAATGTTGCTGAAAGTGTACCATCAACAGATGATAGATTTTCAAGAGTTAGCTCGTCTTTTAAGTTTAGACCAGAACCAACAGCGGTAACAAATGTACCTTTGTTGGCTGTTGCTCCGTCATATGAGAAGAACGGAACAATGTCGTATTGATTGACTGCACGTAGAGGTTTGATATTCATAGTGTTTTAATTTTTCTTAGTATATATTACAGTTAGATTTTATTTTTTTCCTAAATAATTTTTATCGATTTAATTTAATTTTGATGTTGTCTCCACCAAATGCAGAAGCCATACGATCTTTTAATGATTCTACTGCACCCGCAGCATTGGCTACATCATTTTTTACAGAAGCTTCAGAAACAGCTTCGGCAGCAACTTCTTCTGCTTTAACTTCTTCTTTTACCTCTTCGGTTACAACAACTGTTTCTTCTGCTGCGACTTCTTCGCTAGCTTTGGCTTCTTTCATTTCTTCTTTTACTTTTTCTTCTTTCATTTTTTCAGCCATAGCTTTTTTAGCAGCTTTGTTTTTGGCAGATGCCAATGTTGAAAACTTCTTGAACCATTTTTGAAAATCTTCTTCGCTTGCAACGGCTTTTAGATCTTCGGCAATAATTTCACGATCTTCATCTGTTAGATCATATTCAGAATCAATAGATGCCATACGTGCTTGAAACACTTCTTCAGCTTCTTTTGCGGCAATTTGATTTTTAAGCTCGTTAAGGGCCACTTCTGAGTCGTCTTTAGACTTTTTAAGTTCGTCTAATTGAGCTTGCAATTGAGCGATTTGCTCATTAAGATTTGTTGCAAGTGTTTCTTTTTCATCGACTTGTTTTTTCCATACTTCTGAGTTTTCAGCAATTTTTTCAGCAATAAAATCTGTCACTGCTGAAGCTGAAAGTTCTTTCATGGAATTTTCATTGATATCTTTAATGTCTGTTATTTTCATAATTAAATTAATTGATGCTTCTTCTACTATTACATTTTCTGATTGAATTTTATCACATTTTTTTTCAATCTCTTCAGAGCCAACCTTGACAAGCTTAAGATCTGCTTGCTCTTCTGAATTATTATCTGTAGTAATAACCCCCCTCACTTCAGCTGCTGGAGTTTCTGTTAGGCCAATACCTAAGCTTAAAATTGTTTCGCCAGTAAGATTTAAATAAACAGGTTCTCCGTTTTCATCAGCTCCGTTACCTCCAAATGTTTTAAGACGCCCCTTTAATTCATTCACTGCCTCGCCATCAACTATTTCGCATTCTTTAAGATATTTAGATCCTTTTGCAATATTAAATTCTTTAAATGCAACTTCCCATGAAGCAGATATTGATCCAAATTTATCAGAGGATGCGTCTCCAGCCTCTGAAACAGCATCCGCAAAATCAGGATTTACTGCTCTCCATATGATGCCAGAAAGAACAACATTAAACACTTTTCCTTCAGCTGCGAGTTCGCTAGCAGTTGTTTCCGTTATTGGCTGATCATCAGGAAACGAAGAGAAGCCATAGTCGGTAATACAACCCACCACATTCTTTCTTTCATGTTCGATATTTATGTATTTACCTTTAAAACTTTTTGCAATAGCAATACCTTTTTCGCCAGAAATCATGTGACCATTTTTATTCCCAAGATTTGGAGTATATGCATTGAATGCAACGCCTAAAATGTCGTAGCTTGATTCGAAATCAAAATCTTTTGGAAGCAAGTTTTTTAATTTATCTGCACTTGCTTTTGCTATATATTGAAGATCTTCTTTGTCCATTGACACAGCCTTGATTTGAATGCTGTCAAAGCGTACATTGAATGGATATTCTTCTAATTTTTTCTTTTTTGCCATTTTAGTTTTGAGTTGTTACTGCTGCCCAAAATTGCCCATTGCCAGTGCAAATAGCTCTAATTTCGCTCATTGGCGATGTAGAGTATGTAGGGTCAGCGTATCCAGAGCTAGTCATTGCTATAGAATGAAATTGTATCCCCTCATCAAAGAATGGGCTTCTGTATTCTAAATCAATACCGCCAGCTCCATTAGTGTAAAATGTAAACAAATTATCTCTACCTCTACCAACTGGAACCCACTCTCCAGTAAACGGAGCAGTTTTGCCATCAAGCAAAATTGAAGTCTTAAAATATAAGTCGCTCATAATATTATTTATTTATTACACCTAATAATTAACTTATTCCAAAGATCGATTTGGTATTATTAAAATATGTCAATATCTCAGCATCTGTTAAAACTCTACTATATAGCGCGGCTGATGAGATACTTCCTTGAAAATATTCACCGGCGCTCCGGCTTCCAATACTATAATTTCCACTACTGCTTGCAAAAGTAGCTGAATATGATCGCGTAACATCTAAAACCCCATTGATATAAAATTTTGTTTCTGTTCCGGTATGCGATACAGCAAGAAGCTTCCAGTTTGTATCGAGTATTTGTGAGGCTGAAGATGTAGAGCCTGTACCTACTTTACCAAGTGTAAGAAAATTATTAACAAAATAAAAGCCCCAACCGCCAGTATTAACACTCATAAATAATCTGTCAACAGTCGTAGATGTTGTTGTTCTAGCTCTCCTTACCCACATTAAAAGTGTTAATTGGTTATAATCAACATTTGAAAGAGTTCCATAGTTGGAGGTCCCATTAAAATATGCATATCTTGCCCCAACGCTTTTAACTTTTTGCACTGGCGTTCCTTCATATGCAGCGTCTGTTCCAAAGCCCATTGTGTTAAGCAGGGTCACATTCCTACCCTTTCCACTCAAATCATTCCAAAGATTTATGTTCCAAGGCGATGACTTGTGATTAAGATTTAAATATAATTCCAGATTAGTTCTATTTATGCTTTCTTGTTCTTGAATTTTTGGCAATTCTTTGTTGTAATTTGCTAAGATTTCGCTTGAAGTTAAAACTTTATTATAAACCGTAACAGACGCAATTCTACCACCAAGCTGATCTGTAGTTCCAGTATTCGTTTTGGTAGCACCTATTGATGGAAAAACTGTTGTATTCCATGGAGTAGCTGAGTCATTTAAAGTGGCTATTTCTACTCCATTTAGAAAAACTCTCATAACATTACCAGCAAGGCTATGAATAAAAACAAGATTATTCCACTGATTCAACGGCGTACTAAATAATAATTGTTTTCTATTTGTTGAGTTATTCGCAGGATTTACAACAAATTCATTAGTTCTTGCCCAAACAGATTCCCAAGATACTGAACCAAGATGGTTACTCAATAAAGTTCCATCTTTAGTTTTATAAAACCAAACAGATATTGAAAAGTTTGGCATGGAGCTGGTAAATGGATTGTAATCTAAATTTACATAATCATTTGTGCCATCAAAAATTATATTTCCACCATCTTGGCTTGTAAATATTGGAGTGTTTGTTAATGCGAACTCTCCACCATTTCCACTCAAATCGTACCACTGGTTTGCAACTGTTGTACCAGGATATGAAGCAGGATTTGACGCATCAACTGTGAAAACTACATTGTTTGTAAATGCAAATCTTGAACTTGTAGCGTTGTAATTGCTTAAAACCTGTGCTGCGCTGAGCTCTCTGTTATATATTTTATAAATATTACAATAACCTTTGAATTGCGCATTATCTGAGCGACCATGACTATTAAACATTTGACCAATTTCTGATGGAAATATGTCTTGTATATTAGCAGTGCTAAGATTTATTTTAGATCCTATCTGTACTCCGTTTTTATATAAATATGCTCTTGCATTGCCAATATCCCATGTTACGCACATATGTACCCATTTATTTAATGGGTAATGGGTTTTACGCAATGATCCTATAGCAAAATCTTGATCACAACACGTATTTGGTGTTCTTCCTTGTCTCAAGTAAAAAGTATTACCATTATCCCACATCCCAACCCAAAACCAATTCTCTGTGTTTGTAAAATTAGCCCCATCTGCATTAACAAACCAGCCATGGGCGCCACCGTCCGAAAGATCTGTTGGCTTCAACCACATTTCTAACGCTCCTTCTATTTTATTAAATCCTTTTAGCGGAATATTAATTCCAGCGCCATAATAAACACTGTTTGATTCATTATATAAACACATTAATCCAGTATCTGGATCATTTCTAAAAGTCCAATTATTAGACCTATTCTGAACATTTATATCCCCCATCGTTTCTGATAAATCTTTCCAAATTGTACCACCAGAATATGATTTTGGGTTCGAAGCATCTAGATGTAAAACAAGACCATCATTATTTGATGGGGCTCCAAATCTAAGCCTTAAAGTATTAAAAATTTGTGCAATTTCTTCTTGTGAAAATGCTCTGTCATATACCATAAAATGGCCAACATCTCCAAATGGTTGTACACCAGCATGGTTTCCTAGCTCAAGATGCGCATTTCCAACCAAATTAAAATTTAATGTATTTCCGGTTATTGACCCATCATTAATAAACAATTTTGATGTTGCGCCATTTTGGCCAACAAGAGTGTACATGGCCCAACAATTCTCTAATCCTAATGTTCCTAAGTTTAAGCCATAACTATTAAAACTATTTGTATTATTATCATAATATCCAACAATATTAGAATTATTTTGCACTATTATTCCATGATCATTTGGGGAAGATCTTAAAAGAGTTCTCCAGTCACCGACTTTACCATCAGGTAATAATTTTGCCCATACAATTACTGTATAATTTGGCCCATAAGTAAACGTATTATTTGCGTCAGGCCTTAATCTTCGTTCATTTGATGTTAAATTTACAGCAGTTACGTTACTTGAATTTCTAAAATTTGTGGATGTTAAATAATGATTATAGCCATTTTCCGAAAGATCTTGCCATTGAGTCCCAAAATTTTTATAAGATTCTTCTCCCAAATAAAGTATTAAACCATTGGTTGGAATACCTTTTAATATTTTTGGCTCTGGAGATTTTGCGGCTTCTTTTTGCGGCAGGGGAAGCCCTAACAAATTTATAATAGGAGTAGTACCTCTTGTTACTTTTATATCATCCATGTAGCCATTAAAAAATCCTATACCGCCATATCCATTTCCTATTTTAAATACTGCTTGAGTATGTGAATATACAGTACCGTCAATTGTTTGATCCAAAACTCCATTAATAAATATTGAATAACGATATTGATTTTTTACAAGAGCAACGTGTGTCCATTGGTTTTGTGGAACATTTGTTATTCCTGAACTTTCGCTCATTCTTGTTCCAGCATTAGCATAAAATCCAAGCTTTTGGTTGCTTCCGCGATAAAAACAAAAAGCGCCAGTAGCGTCAGAGTTTCCTTGGTTAAAAATACACGCAACAGTATTTGTTGTTGGATATATCCATGCTTCTAATACATAATCATCAGAACCAAGTATTAAATTATTATTTGTTGTAGATAGAGATGTTGAGCCATTAAAAAATAATGTATTATTACCATTTCTTGTTTGTGCATTTGTGGCCTGTGGGCTTCCAACTATCGTGAATTCAGTGAGTGCAAGAGATGAATCTTTGAGAAAATTCACTGCGCTATCAGAAATACTAGAATTAATTAGTAAAGAAACATTAGCGGAATCATTTTCAAATCTAGATTGCGGAACTGCAAAATTTCCACTATATCTTGCAACGCCCTTTGTTATTCTTACGTCATCAATATATCCACCAAGAAGTTGTCCTCCGCCAGAATGAATGGATGCCCCAAAAAAACCAGCTGCTGAGCTTCCCAGATTTGCAGTATTTATGGTTGAAAATACAGAATTTCCATTTATATAAATATCAAATTTGTTACCAACCCTAACTAAGGCAAGATGATTCCATTGATTTAATGGAAAATTAGCTGCAGGATTCCATCCGTAATTAGTACCTGCTATATAAAGCGGATCATTATTTGTAGCCTGCAGTCTAATCATCAAACCATTTTGATAAGCATTTGACCCAGTTCCAATCTCAAATACCGTATTCCAATCTGTTATTGAGGAACTTTTAAAAACCCACATTTCTATTGTAAAATCTGCAGATCCAAAACCAAGAGCTGTTGTTGTTGGAATGTTTACATACCCAGAACTAAAGTTCGCTGATCCGGCACCATATTTTTTTATAGATGTAGATATTTGTGGAGATCCCCCAGTTGTTACTGTTTTTGGGCTTGAAGATGAATCGGAAAAATTACTATTCATATTTAGTAATAATTCGACATTGTTCCAATACTGATCAGAAGAATTATTTGGAAATTCTGCAGCTGGCGGTATAAAAGTTAAACCATATCTAGAATATCCCCTTGTTATTCTAAGATCATCGATATATCCTTGGAAAAATGCGTTTGGACTATTTGGGCTTGCACATCCAACAGCAATCGAAGAGCTGGCATTTGTTACTGTTATTGTTGTGCTTGCCAATGCAATGCCATTTAAAAATAAAGTTAAAATACTACCGTTGTAAGCTAATGCCACATGCTGCCAAGTATTAACCTGAACAGATGCTGGCACATCCCAAACCGTGTTAGCATTACTTGTCATGAATTTAAATCTAGCATTATTAAATAGTAATAACCAAGATAAATTAACACCATACTGATCTTTTGAAAATATAGTCTGATCTGTTGAAGAAATTGCGGTTGGATAAATCCACGCTTCAATGGTGAATGGTATACCACTCAAATTAAACACCGCATTATCTGCTAAAGATAAAAAATCGCCATTTCCATCAAAATACGCAGCCTGATTTCTGTTTGGTAACGTAACAGCGTTAGATATTTGTGCATTTCCATTTGTAGTAATTGTCAAATTATTATTTGAAGAATCGATAAAAGATGTTGACCCATTTGTTCCGTTCATGTTGAGAAGTAGGGAAACATTGCCAAAATATGAATCGTTAGAGCTAGACATTTCCTCTGTAGGGGGAACAAAATTCAAATTAAAATATCTAGGAACACCTTTTGTCACTCTAATCGAATCAATATATCCTAGAAATTTTTCTGTATCGTTAGTCAATCCACCAATTGATGTTGTCCAACTGCCAGCATTAGCATTGGCAATAAACGAATGAACTTCAACGCCATTTAAAAATAACTTTATTACAGATCCCACTCTAATTGCTGCTACATGACTCCAAGCAAAAGCCTGCGGTGTTGTGGTTGAATTATATACGGTGCCATTATAAAAAGATAATACTCCATTTGTTATATTTAAATATAATTGCCAATCACATGAAGATGTATTACTATTTCTTTTCGAAATAATAGTACTAACAGTACTATAATTACCAAATGGATATATCCACGCTTCTATAGCCCAATTTGTATTATTTAAATTTAAAACAACATTATCTGGAGTAGTAATTCTGCAATTTGTTTCTCTATCAAAATACATGCTTGCATTTCCAAACTTTTTAACATTGGATGAAAACCTAACAGTACCATTTGCTGTTAGTGGTAAAGCGTATGATGAGGTGTCAGAAAAATTTCTTAAATCACTGAATCCAGCAAGCCCATTGCCCCGCAAAAGCAATACCATAGAAGAATAATAATTTATAAATAAATTTTTTAATCTACCAGCAACCGCTACTATTCCTTTTAATAACATTTTATTCGTTAGTTACATCACCGTAAACAATCCAAAAATTTGGACTTTTACAAATAGCTTCCATTACAGAATATTGACCAATGGCTTTGAATGCGCTATCGCGCGATACGATCCTACACCCATTGCCAGAAGAAATATACAACTCGCCCGTTCCAAAATTCATCATAGAAATATAGTCCCCAGGCTCAAAACCAAGACCGGTTTGTAAAATGCCAGTTTGAGTAGGAATATTTCCGCTAAAAGAAATCATTTTTCCAATATCTGATTTTGTAAAATAATACGGATTACCAGTAACATCTTTAATTGTAACATTTGATGGCTCATGACGATTTCCTAAATCTACAAGAATTTTACCATTATTTTGTGACGTAATTACATATCCAATTCTGACGTATGACGATGTTGCTGGATTTGGTAAAGAATTTACAATATCTCCAGTTTCACCTAAAAACAAAATATCACCAGCGTTAAAAGAGTTTGTATTAATTCCATTTAATATTCCTCGTGTAGTTACTAAACCCTCATTATTATCTATTATATCATGAGTAGCTACACCAACAAGGTGCTCAATATGATATCTGTCTGTAGCTAAAGCTGGCCATGCTTTTGGCCTGCTGCCTTGTGCTCCAGATATATAAACAGGAGTACCATTAAAAATTGTTTGGCTAGTTTTGTTTACTATTCTTATATATTCTTCTTGGCCAATATTTAAAGTGACATCTGGTATATCTAAATATGCGTTAAATGTTTTAGTATCATCGCTATAATACAGTCTTCCTTCCTTATGAGGAATATTGGCATCTAAATTTGTAGCAAAATCAATTGTGTTAAAATTTCCGCTTGTATATTTTACGGTAATTATTTGCGAAGGATATCCGTCTTTGCTTATTTCTACTCCGCTAACACCATCGATATCAACTGCTCCATATGAGTTATTTAAACTTGTCATTCCAGAATTTCCAGCCTCAACAAGTCCAGTTAAAAATCCAGATAAATAATAAAAATCTCCAGTCATTTGACCAGAAAATGTATTTATTTGATTTTGGAATCCACTTATATTTCCAGTTATGTATCCAGAAAACGCTTCAAGCGTTCCAGTCATGTATCCAGAAAAATTATCTAAAGCATTCAATACATAGCCCGTAAAAGTACTATAGTCCCCAGTAACTCCGCCAGAAAAGCTAGATAGTATATTTATTACAGTACCGCTAAAACCAGAATATGCCTCATATACATCTCCAGAAAATGTAATATACTCACCGGTTATTTGACCAGAAAACGTATCAAATTGATTTTGTAAACCTTCAGCAAATGGTGTAAAATATCCACTTTCAAATGTGCCAGAGTAGTAATCAAATATAGTTTGTGTAACAACGTTTTTAAAATAGTTAGCTGATGATATTGATCTACCACCCAAAACAATATTTAAATTTTTTAAATTGTATAATCCGTTATAAATATCTATTCCAACGATCCTTCTAAAAGGGATATAAAATGGATCATCGAAAGTTCTCCACTCAGCAATGCTTCCAGTTGGCAAATAAAAATTAGATATTGTATATTTTATATTATCTTTTGGATCTCTGTAATAAAATCTACCAGTAAGTGGTACTGTTGGAATGAAAGGATCTATATTTAGCGTGCCAGAACCTGGTGTCATAGAATAAATTCCCCACCTAGTTGCAACAAATTGATTAGAGCTATAATATTCTAATATTCCTTCTCCTGTAATAGCGCCATATTCTAAAAAAAACGAAATAGCCGCATCTCCACTTGACATTATTACGCCTTGACTAATATTTCCTTCGTAAAGATCATGGTATCTGCCCATTAAAGATACAGATAAATCTTCCGCATTGTTCATTCCGGTATATATATCCCAGCCGATTATATGATCACCACTTACTCTAGTTTCTGAAATTAATCCTGAGTTATAGTATTGACCTCCGCTAATATAAAACGGAGCTATGATTGTTTTTTGATCAGGGCTGGTTAGAGATCTAACATAAACAGCACCGCTTAATGCAGAGCCTAAAGATCCAGGAACCCTTAAACTGCAATTCCATCCAGTAGCTAAATAATTACTAGCATTGTATTCTTCATAAAGAGCTATTCCAGTATAAGGAAATGAGGCAAAATAATTTGGAGGCTGAAGGCCTATTTCTGAAGGAAGAACTACAAATTGATTATTACCAGGAACAACTATAGGCTTTTCATCTAGTAAAAGCGTCTCTCTCCAATCATCTAACCTTATATTAATACCGCTTAAGTATAATTGAGCGATATTAAGTATAGCATCAGATTTTGAAACTCTTATATTACTGTTATTCATCTGATAGGGATAGATTAAATTGAGTATAATACAAATTGGCCATAAAAACTACATCATGTCCAGAATATCCACTAGCTACTAAATATAAATTTGTATCATTTGCTCCGCTTAGAAATACATTATAATTATCATTTCCACCAAATAAATCTGCTTGATCTTTTACCTCGATTTGAACGTTTGTAGCTCTCTGCGCGATAAAATATTTTCTACCATAGATACCATCAGATGCAATATCATAACTTGCATAAAAATCCATAATATTGTATCTAGCTGCTACGTAGTCAATATGGCCAACCATTACCGATCCAGTTTGCAAAAATATACCCTCATAATTTGTTCTGGGTACGCGCATTTTTTTCAAAGGAATAAAATTTTGCACATTAAATCCATTGATTTTAGCTTTCATGTGTATAGAATTATAAAAAGTATTAATGGATGACGTACCAACAGCAAACCCGTATGGGTGGTTGTATGTGCCAGGCTCAAATCTGCCATTTATAACCGTAGATCCAAGAAGGTTATTGAAATAAGATCCAGAAGTATTTATAACGGTCAAGTCTTTATTATTTTGTGCAATATTATTTGAGCTATTAATAAGCGACATTCTTCTATTGTTCTCAGATAAATTATTAGAACCATTAATAAGAACATTAGAATTTCCAGTCATAACGTTATTATTCCCAATGAAAGAAGAATCAAAAACATTACCTGTAGCAATATTGTCTACGCCCCATCCGCTACCAATATAATTTATTGTTATATTTTTTTGACTGTCATTGTTAAGAATTTGTATATCTTTACCAGCTGTTAATAAAACTGGCCCATTTTTAATTCCATTAAGGGAATTAACTCCAGAAAATGCAGCCGATCCCGCATCAAAATATAATGTTTGACCAGTAGTTGAAATTTCAACTCCGTTCCTTCCAACAAAATTAAGAAAGCCCGACATAGAATTAATTCTATAAACTGCATCACTTTCGATTTTAAGAATGTTATTTTGGATATATGTTTTTACTCCAGAAGTTCCAGTAATAGTATATCCACTTACAGCAATAGTGTTAAAATTTAACGGCCATACATCAACCGTTCCCTTTCCAATCAAATTTATGTTTCCAGATAAAGTATTTAAACTTTTAACTTTATTTTCATCACTAGTTGCTATATGTAATGTTGATCCTTGAAAAAATGTAGTTATTCCAGTGCTGCCAGTAATATTTATAGATCCAGTTTTAGAATTTATATTGTTTACTATACCACGATTTCCATCTTGCAATGTCAAAACCAAAGCTGAACCGCTTTCTATAGCAACAATGCCAGAGGTTGCATAAATATTATCATAATTAGGATACATAGGATCCGCATATGTCTTTACAAGACCAGAAATATCAGGATGAAGCTGCGAGGCGCGAATTAATGTTTTCATTATTTTTTAGAATGATAAAGTATTGCGGCTTCACTTTGCCCAATTTCATGATGAGCAGCTATATTAAAAATTTCTTTTGTTATTTTATTGTTTGTAACATCTGATATTGGATTTTCGATATATCTATCTATTGTGGATAACCAATTTGACTTTTCTTCAGAAGAAATAATGATATCTGCTATATCAGAGGCAATTAGCTTTTGCTGTGGGTTTAATCTTTTAACTTTATATTTTTTCTTTAAGTGCTCTGAAACAATATTTTCTAAATTTTCTTTCTCTTTCAATATCGACGCGATAAGTGTAGTACTAAATTTATATGAAGCTACAGATTTTTGACCGACAGGAGTTATTTTTTGGGTCGTTTGTTTTGCTGGAGTAGCCTCTGGCCTACCAGACTGTCCAGCTGGCTGCTTTGGATTTAGCAATGGCTCATAAAATCCCTGTTCTTTTTCTAAAATCATCTCCTTTTGAGACTCAACTAATTCATATGGTTCTGGTAATACGTTTGTATTTATAGCTGATATAGCGTCTTTTGGCGATATGGCGCCAAGCTCAAGAAGTCTTGTATAAACACGAGATAACACAGCAGAATCATTTCTGAAATTATGTGTCTTCCATTTTGGTACAGGAACCGATTTAAAGTTCATTGTTTTTGCGATATCACGAACCTGTGGCTCTAAAAATTTTGTCATAAATTCTTGACGGGCAAATTCTAAACGTTTAAAAAATGCATCCATTTTTGCACTTGCATTTGCATACTTGTCATCTCCAAAAATAATATTATTTAACCCTAGTCTTATATCCTTATCAACAATTTCATATTTTTTAGGATCAAGGATATCGCCAATTTGTGGAATAACAAATTGTGCTTTTGTTGTATAGTCAGCAATTAATACGCGGCCAACACTTCCATTTTCAAAAATTTTTCGAAGGACTTCTTGACTTTTTTGACTTGGTGGGCCAAGCTCTTCATCTCCTTGAGTAATAAGCAATACGGCTTGCTGTATAGTTCTAGAAATTGCCATATCGACCTTCTTGAGTTCTAGTTTCCAGTTTATATCTTCTAAAACAGGAAAGCCCATAGGAACCGCAAGCGGCTCATAATCTTGTTTTTTATAAAAAATACTTACAAGGCGATCAGAATCTAAAGAAATTTCTAAAGATTGATTTTTATTTTTTATATCTTTAAGTTCAGGTATTGTAGATGCTATTTTTTTATCTTCATCATTTGATGGTCGCATTAGTGCGCCTAGCTCAAATGAATTTAATCTTTTTCTATATATTGGAGACGTAAAGCTTGACGATGCCAATACTTGTATATCATATGGATTCAATATAATATATTTTAAAGGAACTTTTAATGCCGCTTCAGCTATATTCATTTGCTGAAGCTTTCTCAAACTTTCTCTTGGAAATTCTCCGAATAATTTATAAATAAATACATTCCCACTTCTAAAGTATTCACGGAAAAACATATCCGATAGTTGCCATAGATTTATTTTTTCTGCCCATGCATTAAAAAAATTTCTCGACTCCTTATTGCCCCCAGAAAAAACAATGTCAGATATAGCAAATTCGGTCATTAAATCAATTGTATTTCTAAAAATTGGCACATTCCAGTAAGCCTTTTGACACAATAAAATTGTGTCTTGTAATGAAATATTAGTTGCGTATCTGCTGCTATTTTTTTCGTATAAAAACGGAGCAACACCAGCTTCAAGATTAGCAAATCTTTGAATTCTGGTTATACTACCGGCAGAATTCGCCCGAGATCCCCTTTCGGGAGTGGTATCGCAAGACCCAATTAGCTTATCATAATCGTCTAAGCTAGCTGTTAATGGCTCCGAAATCTCCCTTTTGTTCTTTTTAGACCTTGTACCCTTTTTAGATATCATATGCAGTTATTTATTACAGTAATGTATTCTGAAATTCATTTTATTTAAAAATTAAATTAAATTAGAGTTGGTATAAATTGCTCTCGCTTTATCTGTACCTGAGTTTTAACTAATTCAAAGTAACACTTTATACCCCAATTACCTAATAATAGCGTGCTGTAGTTATCTTTTCTAGGTTTATTGTTGGCTGTTGAAGTTCTTGCTGATCTTGGCAAATCAAAGCTTTGGTGACCTCTAGAAGTGGACGTTACTTCAATATTGGCGCACTGCTCTTTTGTTGATAATATTATATCATCCTGAAGTTCTATAAATTCCCTAATTGATAATTTTCTATTATCCTCTTTTGAGTCCCCTTCTATAATGCCAGATCCGTGTGGAAATACTAATTTTAATGGTATTCTTAAATTAAACATATAAGACATATATTCTGGATGGTTACTCGCGCGCGAGGCAAACCATATTTTTTTATGATCAATGCATGATTGTAAATAAGAATTTGCGCGCATAATCCAGTCAGTTGTCGGTGTTTGTCTAATACACATGCAGCCCAAATCTGGACTATACTGCTTTTTAGAAGCAATAAGCATATCAACTTGATCCTGACCGTCTTTGGTAGAATCCCACTCAGTTATATATGTTAATTTTATATTAGACCCTTTAAAAAATTCATTTTCATTACATGCATCTATTATAGTATCTAAGTTCGATGAGTCTGCAACGATTAGCACTACTTTAAAATGGGTTAGTATATAATAGATATATTTAATATGATCTTGAAGATCAGCCCCAACTCTTTGGTAGCCATGAACTAAAACGCCCTCTTCTTTTTCTTCGTCAATTTCTATAACTGACATCGCAAAAAAGTCTGAGGATGCGCTTTTTGAATAGTTAGGGTCAATTGAAAGTATATATTTCTTTAATGGGTCACCCGTTACTTTAGAATGAGGATATTCGCCATCTGGTATTGTGCATTCATTCATTTTTCGCATCGAGAAATATCCATCGCCACCATCACGAAATTGTGCTCCATACTCTCGCTGAAACGAATCCTCTGAAATGCTAGCCCTTTGAGACTGAATAAATTCGCGGTTTAAAATTGTAGCTGGTATTGCTTCCCATCCCATTTGTGATATAAAATATGTTGGTCTTTCTTCTTCTTTTGCGCTCATTGTTAAAAGGTCTGGCCTTTCTACGAAATCTGTCCAATCAGAATACATTTTATACAAATGTTGAAACTGATAAGAGGCAGATGATAAACAAATCATCTGTGCTGCATTTTCAAATATCATTTTATTGTTTGGGTGTAATGTTCCATTTTTAATTAATTCATCTTCTAATTTTCTAACTTTGATTCTAAATGCCGCATCTCTTGGAGACGAAAGGAACGGCGCCAAAACATCGTTAATCATTTGCGGCGATAACAATAAAACCTCATCGAGAATAAGCACATCGCAACGCATACCGCGAGTATCTTCCGACAGCGGAATAGCACATATATAACCACCATTCACATCCCATTGAAATTTATCATTTCTTAAATATGGTTTTTTATCAAAGCAAGATCTGGCCAACTGTGCTTCTTCTGTGTTTAATAACCTAACAATTTCTTCAAATATTCTACGGCTAGTTCTAAAGTTTGCTGATGCAATTACTATTCTTGTGCCCGGCTCAAATATGCACTTTAATATACAATACCATCCAGCTAAGGTAGATTTACCACCACCACGACTAAAAATAAGCATACAGTTATTTTTTTCAAACATTGCATTTATATGCATAACCTGCATTGGTTCCATATTAATTCCAAGAATCAATTGCGAAGTGAAACCAATATTATGACGTAAAAATTTAGCTAAAGTGATTTTAGCTGTCCTGTCGTCAAGTTCACCATTAAGATTTAGCAGCTCTTTATTTATATCTGCTATATCTTTTACTGGTTGGTTGCCTGCCCAAATAGCCATACTATATTATTTCCTTTTCGATGCAATATTGCAAATCTATTTTTTTAACCTCATCGCCAAGCCCTAAAATTTTTAGAATTAAATCTGTCATGTGCTTTCTGCCATCACAAAATACAATTTGAAAACATTCATATTTTTTATACAAATCTCTTACTCTATGAAATATATATTCCGGACTAGTAGCAAACCAACGTTTTTTATTATATGCTAATGAACTATATGAAGCTTCCACCATTATAACAATATATCCGTTATTATTTTGCGCTCTTAACAATTCTTTTTCAAATCTTTCAAGATTGGCACCAAATGTGCCAAAAAAATCACTAAAACTTTTTCTTTCTATTACAATTCTAGATGCTGGAGAAAGTGCATAATCACCATAATCAAGAGCAACATTTACTCGTCTTAATTCTTTGCTAAATTTTAATGGTCTTTTTTCTCTGGTATCGACAACGATTTGTTTTGCAGGCTTACAATTTGTTGCTCTGGTATCTAAATCAGAATAATTATATTTTGATTCTTTATTGCTTTTTGCCGATATGCTATTGTAATCTGTTCCGCATAATTTTTCAATAAACCGTATCGATGGTAAACAACTAATTGTTTGAATAAAAAATTCGGGGGGTGCATGTTTTAGATTTTTAACTTCACAATATTTTTTAATTTTATTAGATAAGTAATCCAATGCTTTTTCTTTTCCAACAGATGAAAGCCATAATTTCATGGAAGTTTTATCAGCAAAGTCTGATAAGAAATATTGTTCTATTGATTTAAAATCTATCTTTTTTTTATTCGATAAGTCATGCCTTGGATAAAATTGTTCAAAATATTTTTTTTGCGAAATACGATGTTCTTTTATATGCTTTGACAAATCTATAACACCAGAAAATTTTTCACTACAAAACTCACATTTGATTTCCATATATTACCCCACTAACTCTTCTACTGTTGCTCCTCGCAAAAGAGCTTTAATTTCTGACATTGAGTTGATGCGCCCAGCCTCTTCTTTAACTTTCATTTTTTCAAGCTCCGCAAGATGTATTGTTTTTTTTCTAAATTCTTCATCTTTCCATGCCTGAACAAGATTTATAAGCTTTTCAAATCCGTCAGTTTTTTCTTCTAACCGCTTATTTCTTTTAGTAGTTAAATCATTATAAAGTTTCGTTTTAATATTTTCGCAAGAATTTAATTCTGTCTGAAGCACATTTATTGCCTCATTCATTTTCATTGAAATTTCTCCTGCTGCCATTGTTGCACGCAGTGACTCTATTCTTCTTTGAATTTCAGCGGCCCTTACAATTTGATTGCAAAGAGTTATAAATTGATCCAAGTCTTCTTGTGTTAAATCTGGCTTATCATGCGTATATCTAATAAAAGCATCTTCAAATAAATCTCTATCACCCTTTGTTTTGTAAGTATTAATTTGATATATAAATC